GTCGTGCCCAACGATGAAGGAAGAACCGAAGGCTGTCTGTGAACCCGGCAAATCGGTCGCTTGCCCGTGTCCAAATGGAAAGATGAGCTCGCAGGCGTGTGCTGATGACGGGGCGAAGTGGTTGGCTTGCACGTGCCCGAACTCGCAGGACGATCCGAAAGTGGCTTGCACCGGACTACGTGATCAGTCCAAGGAGGCCTTCCCGTGCCCGGACCATTTCGACATGTACGATGATTGCGACATCAGCCACGGAGCCGCGCTGCCGTGCTATCGGCTTGCTATCTCCAGTGAGTACTGTTGTTTCTCCGGCTAAAAAGTACCGAACTGCGTCATCGACCACGAGCCACCGATTCGCACGAACCTGCCCCACGTATTTTTCAGCTGCTTGATTACGTTGTTATCAGGGTCAACGACGTTGACGAAGTGCGTCGTGTTTTGATTGGCGAACAGGATCTCGTTCCCGTCCTGGCATCCGGTGTCGTCAATGTTCCAGACGACGTCTCCCGGCATGAGAACGCTGCCAAACATCACCACTTCGTGAAACTCTAGTGGCGAGTAGGTGACGGAGACCTCGGTCGGATCGCCTGCGGTGACGTTGTGAACAATCGATCCGCCAGTGCCGGCCGTGAGCGGCGCCTGAAGCACAATCCCGTTGCCGCCGAGCGTCGTGGTTCCAGAGAAGCTCGCGTTGCTTTGAAAGGTGGCGGATGCCTTGAAGAGCGCTGCACCCACGAATTGGGTGCTCGCGTAGAAGTACGCGCCGCCCTGGTAGATCGTGGTCCCGTAGAACTGTGCAAAGGACTTGATATTCAGAGCAGCAGACTCGTCTGTCCCAATGTTGACTACGCTGCTTTCAAGCGTCGTGTCGGCCTTAACGACGAATGGGGAGCCGCTTCTCTCGATCGTGACGCTGTTTCCGAAAGTAGCCGGCCCGTAACAGGCGGTTGCTCCGTTGATGCTGAGTTCCGTGGTCGTGGTGCCTATGCCAATAGACGAACCGTGAAGAAAGCAGTTGGCGTCGATTACTACCTGCGACGCCGGAACGCCGCCGATCACTAGGTCGTCAGTCAGCGCATATACGCCACCCTGGCCATTGATCGCGTTCGCGGTCTTGTAGTCCAGGTCCGCCATTTCGGCGGGCAGGAGGTCGGTGTCGTTGGCCCAGATTCCGCCAGCGCGGGTGAAGAGAAAATTAGCCATCGGTTGGGCCTAGAAGGCGAGTTGCGCCGAGTCGCGCGCGAGTCGCGCTACCGAAGTGAAAGCTGCCAGCGTTGCTCACGATGCACCATTGCGAAACGCCGCGAAGCTGGCGCCTCATCTGTTCGTTGATCTTTCTGCGTGTTTCTGGATCGGTGGCCGCATCAAACGTCACGACGACTCGTGCATAACGCTTGCTCGAGATCCAAAGCGGGTGAGGCCGAACCGCTATAGCGCCTTTGGCGTGTGCCTTCCTGAAGGTCGCAGTGATTGTCGAGGCTGTGACCGACGAGATCTTCACAAGTTCCACGCTCGGATGCCTGGAGTCACTATCGAACGTGTAGGACTCTCCGGTGGTCGGACCATCCGTCCCGCCGACGCTTAAGAACGATACGGTAACGGGAGCATTGGTGGCGCTGACGTTGTCCAATAGCTGCAAAATCTTCTTCTGGGAGCCTGTCGCTGCAAATGCTCCCACTGGGAACCCGCCAATGACAGGAAACGTCTCCACATTCGCCGCATCAGTCGTCTCGTAGGCAATGAACGCCGATCCGAGCAATGTGCGCAGCGCATCTTCGACAGCTTCCCGGCGAGCACCGCGCGACACGAGCCGCCGAGCTGCCGCCACCATCCTGCGCTCGGCCTTGGTGGAGCTCGGTGGCGGCACGATCCGGTAGTCGCGTTCGATGGCAGGCAAGAGCTCGTCTGCTGTCAGCGGGTTTTGGTTGTTGCCGGCGCGCTCAGTCTCGTAGTGCGACGCCGAAAGGCACATGGCCTGCGAGAAGAGCCGCGCTTGCTGGCGCCCGTCGAAGTCCTCATCGTACGTGGACCCCATGCCGTCGCGCAGTGTCTCGTAGACAACCTGTCCGACTGGGGCCTTGCCGGAGAACCGGAAGCCGTTGCCAAATCGGGCGAAAGCAGAGAACGGCATCAGCCCCAAATCGCGATGAAGTTCACGTCCGCGAGCGTGCCGGCGGTGCGGATCTCGCAGGTGATTTGCTGAGCCGCGCTCCGGAACGCGAGCCCCGTGTTGTTGCCCGTGGCCTGCGGGCGAGCGTCTGCCCAGCGCGCATCGGGCAGCTTGGTTGATGGTACGTCGAGCCGGACGTTGCCGTTCCCGAGATCGGTCACGGTCACGTCGCTCGCCAGCAGGTCTGGGTTCATGGCGTAGACCGCGAAGATAGACGGCACGCCGGCGGCGAAGCGCACGTCGAAGATCGCCGCGGGAATGAGATTGGCGAGCGCAGCGATCTGCCCGACCATCTGGTTCCACTCGCGTGCGTCCGGATCCGTGTTGGGATTCGGGACGTACTTGGCGTCGTTCTCCTTCGCGGTCCCGCCCATGTCGCCCTCGCTGGGACGATAGGGGCGGATACTGGAGCCGTTGCCGCGCCAGGTGAGAAATTCTGTTCCGGACATCGTCAGCTCAACGGAAACGCCGCCAAATCACCGAGCTCGAGCAGGTAGGCCGTCGCGCCGGGTGACCCCACGGGTGCGGTGACTCCTAGGCCCTCGCGCACCACGGCGTCGCCGACGCTCGGCACCGTGGCCGCGTCGAGCAGCTCGCCGGCGAGCCGGTTCGTGATTGAAGAGGGCCAGGAGCGCGGGGAAGCGGGGGAGCGCTTCTCCCGCACACCTGGATCGAAGAATGTCGTGCGCTGCTCGCCGGGGCCGAGCGTATCGAAGTGGTCGACTACTGGCGCAACGAGCGTGTCGAGAGAATCGCTCCACGGGCTGACCCGGTCGCCTGCCACCGGCTTGTATCCGGTATCCGACGCCGCGTTCTGGGTATCGCAGACGATTGCCCATGGTCCGGTTCCCGTGACGGTGAGGATCTTCTTTCGACGGAAGACGGCGGCGTTCGGGTCGAAGAAGCCGATTGATTGGCCAATCGCCGGAGAGGCAACGCCCGTATATGAGCCGTTGTCGGTCTCGAGCTGGAAGTGGGTCTCATCGGTTACGGCGTTGACGACGATCGCGCCGGCGCCGGTTGGGAGGCGGGGCGGCCACGGCGCGGCGTCGGCCCAACCGGGCGCCCCGTCCGCCCATTTCACATCGAGGACGATGTCCGTGGGTTGCGCGAGCAGGACGACGTCGAGATAGCCGTCGTCGCCAGGCATCTGGCCGATTACGTAGTCGCGCACGCGGGCGATCTGCGTCGCGTTGGGGATGCGCGACGCGCCCGCTCGCGCTGGCTTCATCGTAAAGACGACCGCCGTCGTTCCAGGTCCAAGAATGCACGGGTACGTGAACGCTGCCTGCACGGGTACGCCGTGGCCCCGCGAGTTGAGCGCGAACCGTCGATAGGCGGCGTCGTTGCCGGCCGCAGCGGGGTCCGCGAGCGTGTCGCTGATTCGCGTCCGGACCTCGTCGTCGGATTCGGCGAGTCGACCGCCACTGAGGCCGCCGCCGTCGCTCTGCTCGACGATCTCAGCCGTCGGGAAACAGCCCGGGCGGGGCGCGCTCCAGACGAGCTTAACGCCGGCGTCGATGTTGGTGCCCGGGCCTGTGTCGATTGCGGCAACCGGGACGAAGTCGCCGTCGCCGTAATCCGCCGTCGTCAGGCACTGGAAGCGATGGGCCCCGCTTTCGTCGGTGAGCTCGTCACCCGCGAAAATGTGCGTGCCGCTGGCGCTGGTCTTGGCCAGCACGAAGCCGCTCGAGCCCAAATCCGGGAACCGCGGCGGCAGCCCGAGATCGGAGAGGCGCTGGTCGAGTTCCTCCGTAGAGAGCTCCGAAAGCGGGATCTTGCGGCTCGTCTGTCGGTTGTACTCGCTGAGCACCGCGAGCTGGTCGGCGAGCGATTTCGCATCGACGCGCGGCTGCGTGTCACCACGAGTGTCAGCGTCCGGGTCGCGCAGGCGATACGAGCGCAGGTATGCGGCTTCCCACTCCGATCGCGTGCGGGTGGCGATCTGATTGACGATCGGGTCGGCCATGGCTCAGCGGCGGATGAATGCGTCTCTACGCAGTGTCTTGTTCTTGTCGCCGGTCAGGTCTCGGAAGTAGACGGCTGCCAAGAAACCGTTGGGAGTCACCTGAACGTCGATGCGCACGATCTCGGCCTGCCCCTCATCCAGGTAGCGCTTGATCGGGTTGGCGTTGACGATGCGGTCGCGGACGTCGGCGTCCAGGTCTGGGTCTCCCACGTAGACGATTTCGTGCAGGGTGTTTCCGGTCGTCGGACTCGACTTGATGTCGCCCTGCTTCACGCAGAGGCCAAGCGCGAAGCCCTGCTCGACCGGCGTGACTGCCTGGTAATGGCCCATGGCATCGAGCGGGAAGTCGCGCGTTGCGCCCTCGTAGCGGATCGCCTTCGGGAGCTTGCGCGGCAGCGTGACGCCGGTCTGGACGGGGTCGGCGCCGGCGGGGCCGAGGCCGGCTGGGAAGACTCCGGTGGGCATCAGGCAGCCAGATCGAGTGGGCAGGGCCGAGAGGGCAGCTCAGGCAGCGCAGGCAGGCCCAGCGACGGCAGCGCTGGCTCAGCAAACGAGTAACCGAGGGGAGGCAACGCGGCGCCTGGGATAGGGGGAACGCGGACCGGCGGTATGGGCGGAGTGGGTAGCCCGATACCAGGCGGAGCCGGTACAGCGATCGCCAGGCCTAGCGGCGGCATTGTGGCGCCCGGAATGGGCGGGACGCGCAGGGGAAGCGGTGGTGGCGTAGGCAAGCCGGGGATCGGTAGCGCGGGCTCCACTAGCCCGTAGCCAGGCAGCGCAAACGAACACCGCGAGCTCATTGCCAAGGCACCGGCGCGCCGCCCACCGACGGCGTGGCCGTACCCGAGCGCATCCAGGAATCGATTAGGGCAGCCATTGCGGCGGCAGCCGCCTCGTGCGTCGGCGATAGCGTCGCGAACATCGCGGCGAAGCCCACGGGCCGTGGCGGCGGCGCACCGACGAATGTCGGGGCCATGCCAGCCGCTACGGTAGCCGCGAAGGCCGCGAAGGCGCTCTCCATGCCGGGAGCCGCAAGCGGGGAGGAGAAAGCGGCGGTCAGGCCTGCCGCGAGCGCCGACCTGGCCGCAGAGACCGAAAGCGAAGGCGGCGCGACTGCCGAAGCGTAATTGCCGACGGCATCCGCCCATTGCTGGGCGCAGCCCGCCGCGCTCGATGCTGGTGCCTTGAATTGGGCCAACAGCGCCGACTGCAGGCCGCCGGAGTTGAGGGGCATCAGGGGCCTGTGGGGAGTGGCGGACTCGTCGGGCCGAGTGGGGTCAGGTGCGTGTGTAGCGTGAGCGATACGCCCGTAGCCGTGACCACGTCACCGGTTGGCAGGATCTTGGCTCCGTTCACCTCGACGGCTCCCGTGACCTTCAGATTGGCGTTCAGGATGCAGCCGTTGTCGTCGAGCTGGATGTACGAGTTACCGTCGGCGTTCTTGAGCACCAGCGTGCGGCCCAGCATGGTGAGAGCCATGCCCTCGCCGTGCACGTACTCGACGATCGGCGTCCCGTTGCCATCGAGGCCGACGGTCTCTAGGTGCGCCTTGCCGGCCGCGTATGGGATGTAGGTGGTCTTGGTGTGCGTCTCGGGGTCGAGGACCTGGAAGCAGCCGTCGCTCGAGTACTGGGCCGAGCCGCCCTTCTTGACCTGCGGGACCTTGCTCACGGTCCGCGGGTCGTCGCCGAGCCACATGTGCCGGCGGCGACGCTGCTGCCAGCGGTAGAGCGTGCACCCGACGCCATCTTCGGGGTCGAGCGGGCGAGAGACGAAGCCGTACGAGTGCGAGAGCTGCTCGAACTGAATCGAGGCATCAGGACCACCGAGCCCGTCGATCTGAACGCCAATGAAACCGTTCTCGTCGTAGCCGGTGGCCAGGCAGGTTCCTAGCTCGAGCATGGCGCTATCGTCGCAAGCCTTCGAGGAGATCGGGCGGACCGGCGGGCGTGCTGAAGTTCTCGCGCACGAACTGCTCGGCGACTTCCGCGACGGACTTTGCCGGCTTGGTGGTCTTCGGCGTCGGCTTCGAGCCGGAGCTCTTTTTCGACGACGACTCGTTCAGCATGTCCGCGAACTGCAGGTCTTCAGGGCGCATCAGCGTGAACGTCGTCGTGGTCTCGGGCTTTCGCCGGTAGGTCACGGACTCGATATAAAACTTGCCGTGAATGTTGAGCTCTTCGTCGTCGACCACCACCGTGGAGTCGGGCGTCCACGTCGCGAGCCCGGTACCAGCCAGGTTCGGCTTGCGGTGCCCGGCGACCGTGTATTCGAGTTGCCAGCCGTTGCGCCGCTCTTCTGAAATGAACCGCCGCGCGACGTAGTCGGCCTGCTCCTTCGAGATGACGTCGTGATCGTTGACGACGCGGACGTTCTGGAATCCGTAGCCGGTCATCTCATCGTCGACCCAGTAGCCCTGGATCTGACCGCGACCGTTTTTGCCGTGACCCCCACGCCCGTAGACGATGCACGCCGCGTGGCGTTGCGTGGTGTCGTCCTGGAACTTGCAGTCCTTGATGTTCCCCTGCTCGCGGATCTGCCCGCGTGCGCGGTAGATGTGGTAGGCGGGCTCTTGGTCGGCGCGAGGCCGCGCGAGCACGAAATTCCCGGTGCCTGTGGCCCAGAGAAACAGCCCCGCCGGCCTGTATTGCTCCTGCAGGAACTGGAACCAACTCACTCCGATGTCGGCCTTGGGGGTTTGGTAGACTAGCTTCCCTTGGCCGCTAGTCGCGCCCGTTTCGATCTGCTGGATGAGCTGCTTGCCGTTGCGGGGCTTGGCCTTGACGTTGGTGGCCAGCTTCCGATCGGCGTCGAATGAGTCGTAGAGAACGAAACGCGTGCGGCCACCTTGACCGTCACCAAGGTCTTCCTTTAGGCCGACGACGTTCAAGATCTTGCGCGTGAGCGCGTAGTACGTCTTCTCCGTGAACGTGTACTCGGCCTGGACGTCGTCGTCGAAGAGCACCGCGAGGTAGTCGCGGCCTTTGATCTCGACCTGCGTGTACTGCGCGCTCGGTTGGCCGCGGCTGTACACGAGCCCACTTTGCAAGCAGACCGGGCCACACCAGAGCTCGAACGGCGTACCCGGCGGGTATTTCTTCAAGATCTCGGCTGCGGTTGCCGACCAGCCCAGGCGGAGCGTGAACGCCGCTGGTTGCTGCAAAATGGAGACTTTGACCTCGTAATCCTCGACGATCCTGATGATGTCGCCGCCGAGGCGGAGCTCGATCGTGTCGTTGAACCCGCCGAGCTGCAGGTCGTCGGACTGCTCAGCCATCGCGCATCAGGCCGCTTCGTAGTAGCGCAATGTCGTGTTCGCCGGGATTGCGTAGGGGTCCGGAATGACGTTGAGCTGAAGAAGGTCGATTGTCTTCTCGCTGTCGCCGTAGATGGCGATCGCGGCCTGCGTGGCGCTCATGGTCACGGGCACCGTGTAGCTCTTCAGCGAGTCGCCCTTCTGGGCGATGTCCTTGCCGAGCTGGATCACCGAATCCCAGAGAGCGTGAAGCGCCTCGACGAGTTCCGTGTTGTACGGCGGCGAATCGAGACCTTTGACCGTCTCGTCCGCCATACGGAGCAACTGCGTGAGTCCGTCGATCTTGGAGGCGACCAGCGATCCGAACAGTTGCGCCTGGTCTTTGATGGCCAGCACCGAGCTGATCGCGTTGTCGATCTGCCGGAAGATGTTCTCGTCGGGCGGCTTTGGGACCGCCGCGAAGTTTGCTGCGGCCTCGTTCAGCTGCTGCGTACGAACCTGGATGATCTCGAGCACCAAGAACGCGCTCGACTGGTCCTCGATGAACTTGATCGTCCCGTTGATGCCGGAGCGGTCGGTGTTCTTCGCGACCTCGCGCCAATTCACGGCCATGGCCTGCACAGTCCCGAGGTGTGGGATGTGCAGTTTCTCCGTGGTACCATCTTCGAACAGCCCGCGCAGCACGCCGAGATCGGTGATGAGCTGCGGATACTTGGGCGAGTCGAGGGCGCCCCGAAAGTCCACGGTTACCGAGAACTCGTAGAGGCTCCGGCCGAGCTTTTCGATCGCGCCGCCCGGGCTATGCGGGTACTCGTGGTTGTGGATCCGGTAAGCGCCCTGGACCTCGTAACTGACGTACGGGAACTTGATTCCCGCGAAGCTCATGGGCTTGAAGCCGTCGAAAATCGTAGCCATGGCTCAGCGCGGAGCGGGTGGCGGCTGCCTACCTGCCGGGTCGACCGATGCAGGCGGCGGCACCACGGCAGCTTTGAGGTCGGCGGCGTTGACGACCCGCACCTGAAGTGTTTGGGTAGCCAGTCCGTCGGTGAGCGACCGCGTGATCGCGGCGGGATCGAGCATCCCCTCGCTTTTCGCGGTCTTCATCATCACGTCGTACTGCTCGGGCGTGAGAGCTCCGCTAGGGCCGCCCTCGATGAACCTGCGCCCCTCGGCTCTGGCTCGAGCTCGCGCGGCCTCGTTCTGGTTACTGTCGAGTTCGTTCCAGAGCTTGATTCCCTGGTCCGCTACGCCACCGATTGCGGCGCCAGCCAGCGCCCCGAGGGGGCCGAAGTACATGCCGGCGCCCGCGCCCGCGCCGATCAGCGATCCCATTTGGGTGTCGCCGACCATGGTCCCGACCGCGCCGCCCAATGCTGCTCCCGCGAGACCTCCACCGGCAATGCGCACGCCTGCGCCGAGCTTTCCCGTGAGACCCACGGCGCCCGCGGGATTTGCGGTGCTCCCGTTCAGGATGACTTGCTCGAGCGCTCCGCGACCCGCTGACTCGACGCCGCCGCGGATCACCGCCGCGCCCGCTGCGCCGACCATGGCCGCTCCGGGATGCTCGGCCGCGAATTTCACGACGCCGCCGAAGGTGTCGGCAAGCTGAAGTGCAATCGGCGCGAGCCGCTCGAACGCCGGCAGCACCTTGTCGGCGAGTGACGAGGCGATCCGGTCCAAGTTGTTTTGGAACTTGGCGGCCTTTGCGGCTGCGCTTTCCTGGTAGTCCTTGACGTTCTGGGCCTCAACGTTCTTGTTGAGGTTCGCGCCCATGTAGCGATCGAATTCCTTCTGGATCGCCGTGATGCCCGCTTCGCCGCCACCCGCGTTCTTGTAGACGGCGCCGAGCGAATCGATCGACTTGCGACCGAGCACGTCCATGAACATTGCGGACAGCTCGGGGATGTTTCCGTTAGTAGCGCGGAAGCTGTCCTTGATGATCTCGAACGGATCACGAAAAGTGCTCTGGCTCTTGTCGGTGAAGAGGTCGACGCCGTGCTTGGCGAAGGCCTTGATGCGTGCCTGCTTACCGAACGTGTTCGTGAACGAGCTCACCGAGCGAGCCGCATCAGCTGGCGACGTTGCGCCGCGCTCCATCGCAAGCTGCGCGAGGGCCGAAAGCTTCAGAATGTTTTCGCCACGATCGCCCTGGAACTTGAAGGCTCCGGCGCCGATGCGGCCTAGGTGCTTGGCGTAGTCTGCCGGGTCGACCGCGCCTTCCGCGGCCTGGCCTAGCGTGCCGCGCATCACTGCAAACATGCTGTCGATGGCGCCCGGCGAGCCCTTGAGCTGGTTGAATGCCATGCCTGCGGCACTGCCGACTGCGCCGAAATCGGTCGTTCCCGACGCGATAGCTAGCGAGACGAGCCCCGGCGCGACCTTGTCGAGGTCCTTGTAGTTACCGGTGAGCGCCGCAAAGCGCGTCATCAGCTCCTGGACCTTGTCTGAGCCTACCGAGTACTGGTCGCCGACGGAACGGGCGATTGCATCGTAGGCCTTCGCGCCGCGTGTCTGCCCGGTCGCGATGCGCTCGGCGTTGGCCAGCGCGATCGTACTCGACTGCATCGAGATCGCGCGCTGCGTCGCGCCCTCGACCGAGAAGTCGATACCGGCGCCTCGGGCGATCTCGCCAGCAACGCGACGCGCCACCCCGAATGCCCCGATGGGCGGCGGAAACAGGAATTTGGTTGCGCGCCATGACGTACGCTCAGCGAACCGTTGCCGCGCTCGCTCCTGCCGCGCCGACATGCGCTCAGACTCGCGCTCCTGGCGGCGCTGCTCTCGCTCCGCGTCACGAGCCGCTTCGCGAAACGACCGGGCGATTTCCTTGTTGGCCTGCTGCTCGAGCTTGACGCGATCCCGAGCTGCCTTTTCTTCGGAACGAATCCGATCGCGCTGGACGCGCTGGTAGATCTTGTCTTGCTCTTTGGCGATCCGGTTGAGCTGCGCGAGCTCTCGGTTCCACGAGCGCTCGATGTCGCGGGAGGCCTTGTCGGCGGCGGAGGCCGCCTGCTGCATCGGCTTGGCGAGGCTACTCGAGCTCGCGCCCTGCAGTGACTTGCCTGCAGCGTCTTTCAGCCGACCGAGACGTTTCTCGATGCCTCCGAAGACTGTCTCGATCGAACGGTCCTGAACCGCACCGATTCTGATGCGGATCTGCCCGTCAGCCGCCATCTGGTTCTCGGATCAGGTCGAGTACGAAGCGCACGTAGCGAGCCGCTTGGCTGCGCTGCACCTGGCTCAACCCGCTGAACGGGTCGTCCATTTCGAGGTAGCCGGCTAGCTCCCGCAGCTCGTCCGCTGTGGCCTCCGGAAAGGCAGCGCTCTCGTCGATAGCGAGCCGCTCGACCTCGTCAAAGATGCGTCGAATGGTGTCAGGCTTGAACGCCTGCGGGATGACGTCTTCCGCGAGCTCGAAAAGCGGGTGTGGCTGCGTCACGTCGTGAACGCTGCACATGCCGCGAGAAACCAGGAAGGCGATGAGGTGGCCGCGCTTGACGCGCTCGCGCTCCCGTTCCGGAGCCTCTTCGGCGAGCTTATCGGCCTCGATCTCTGCGTTCTCGCCCGCGGCGGCTGATGGCACACGCAGCCCGATTTCCACCGGCACCGTCGGGCGTTTCTCCTTGTCCCAGGTCTCCGCGAAGTGCTCGGGCCGGAGCAGGAATGTCCGCGGGGCCGGACGCTTCGCCGCGGGCGAGCCAACCTGCTGCGCAAACTTCACGGCGCCTCGCTACTTCCGCTCGTATCGCTCGGAGTATCGGAGTCGGAGCCGGAGGTACGTTGCGATTGCGAGGTCATCAAGCTGAGCAGCTGGATGGCCATAAAACGCGCGAAGCTCCACCGCATAGCGGGCCGCAAAGAGAAGAAAGGGCGGCCGGTATCATCGGCGGCCACCTCCCCGGCCAACTGCCAAAGGCGCTCGTGACCGATCTTCAAAGCCTGTGGGTTGCAGATGTCCTGCCAGGCCTCCTGCTGATCGGTGAGAAACAGAATGCCATCGCGGCCGAGATGCGGCGACGCGAGGATCTCTTCGTACGCGCTTTCCCAGTTCTCGACGCCCGCGCCGGGAACGTCCGAATCGCCGAAAAACGGGATAGGTTTCTCCGGATCGCTGTCCGCAACAACACAAGAGGCCGCGAGCGTGTAAACGCTCACGGCCAGCTGGTAGATAGGGCTCGACTCGTCCGGCTTTTGGTTCCGGGCAATGGCCTTCTGAGCGGCCCTGTCGAGTATGTCGAGAACTTCCGTGCCAGTGAGCACGCGCAGACCGACATCAACGGATGTCGTCGGTGTTGTCGCGGCCCCGCCCTGCTCGTTCTTTTTGCGATCTCGCGCACGTTGCTCGGCGAGCTCCGGCACATCAGGCAGGAGCGCGCACGGCACGTTCACTAGCGGGCAGGTTACGCGCTTGATGGCGCGCGTGCCCTTAGCGACGTCTTTGAATTTGATTCGAGACACCGGTTCTCTCCCAACCGTTGTCGCCCAGCGTGGGCGTTATTTCTGCTGAAGGATCAGCCGACGACTTGGGGCGCGCCGCCCATGAGTGTCCAGTTGCCCGTGGCAACGCCCTTTGCGGTCTCGCTCTTGAAGCTCGCGCTCGTGCAGTACATATCGAGCTTGTGGATCTGCGCGCCGAGCACGCCGACGCCGATCTGCAGTTTCTTTTTGGTGAGCAGCGCGTTCAGGAGCTTGCGAAGGTTCGCCTTGCCCCCGAACGGAACGATGGTGTCGGCCACGATCTTCGTGGTTGTAACGCCCTGGCTCACGCCAAGCACGACGCCGTCGCCGATTTGAAGCTCTGATCCGCTATCCAGATCGTAAGCGTGACCCGTAGCCGTGCCGAGCTTTTCACCGTCTACGAAGACGGAGAATTGCCGAATAGTCTCGTCTGCCATTGGCTTTCCTTGGGCGACGCGCGCGAAGTGGGCGCAGCGGCGCGTTCAGCGAATTACGCCGCTACTTGCCTCACCGAGATGCCCACCTGATGGTTCTGCGGCTTCACGACAGCGATCACCGCGGACATCAGGCGCTTCGCAGCGCTGTTCCACTGCGTCACCGGCAAGTTGTCGTTGACGGCCGTGATCCAATTTTTCTGCTCGGCGTCCTTGAGGACCTTCACGATATCGGCGTTCCAGAGCGTCGGCGTTCCCGTTCCTTCTGGAGCTGGCTCTTCGCCCTCCACGGGATCCGGGCCAACGTACTGATTCGCTGTCGCGAACACATCCCATTGCGCGCCGAGCTCCTTCGAGAGCCGGTCCGGCACATCCACGTCGCCCCAATCGAGGGTGCGGTAGTCGGGAGACGACCCATTCAGGCAGTGGCTCTGGATCGCGCGAACGATCTTGACTGTGCCGTCGGGATTCGTGGTGAGCGGAGCCACGCCGTTGTTGAGTGCGGTGTTGAGCTCGCTCAGCAGCGGGATGTCGGCCTTTTGCGACTGACCCGGGATGCTCGGGCAGACCACGTTGTCGAAACGGAAGTTCGGGTTGTCGCCGATCGTGACCGAGCGGATCGCCGCGACCTGCGCGGCGATCACGCTGGGCGGCACTTCAGCGTTTCGGAGCCAGACGCAGCTTGCCCGGTAGGCATTGAGCGTGGTGCTCGCGAAGCTGGTGGCGTTCGAGAGTGAGCCTGCCTTCGCGAAGACGGCGTGCTCGAGGTGCATGATCAGGGCGCCGGACTCGGACGCGAGCTGGGCCTTGATGAGCGCCGCGTTCGTGGCGTCGTTCTGGGCCCATGCCTGGATGTCGTAAACGTCGCTGGCGAGCAGCCCGAGCACGGTCGTCACATCGTCGGCGCCGGTGCCGCCGGAGAGCGGGACCATGCCGCCCGTGAGCGGCGTGCCGCCTGCGAGCGTGATCGTGAGCCCAGGCGGTGCCGCCGAAAGGTCCTTCCGGAGCACGATGTCGTTGCCCCGAGTGCCCTTGCTGCGGGCCGTCACGGTCGCCACCGCGACAGAGGCCGTGGCCGTGACCGGGAACCGAGTCATCGCGTTGAAGGCATCCCGGATCGATGCCGCGACGGTGGTCGTAGTGTCGGCGGCGGAGACGGTGGCCTGGACGGCTCGCCCCGCGCACCACACCGTGACCGTGCCACCCGTGGTCCAGGTGCCACCAACCGTGATCGTGCCCGTCGCGGCCGCCGCGGTACCGTTCTCGGCAACCGGAATCGCGTAGAGGTTCACACCAGCGACTTGCAGCGCCGCGTAGGCCTGCATGGCGCACTCCGACCCCTCGCCGAGGTACGTGTCGGCGTCGTCTTCGGAGAAGATCGGAACGATGTCCTGGTTCGGGGTGGCGGAGCCCGCGGTCGTCTTGGTGCCCGTGATCGCGAGCTTGATCGGGATGGCCCCGATCGAGATCTTGCCCTGGCCGTACTTGGTTTCCCGGTAGTTGCCAGGCACCTTGAACGAATTTGTGAGCCCAGGAATTTGGATGATGACGCTCACGACTTGTCACCTTTCTGAGCTTTGACGGGCGCCTCGGGCTGGGGCGCGGCCGGGGCATCGATGGGCGGGTAAGTGACCGCTGCTTGCACGGGCACGCCACCGAGCGCCTTCTCGTCCTCGGCGCGCTGAGCCGCGAGTGCCTCGAAGGCGCCCTCGCCGTTCTCGAGGTCGAATTGCTTGATCGCCGCGACGCGCTTCTTCTCGATGTGGTCGCGGTACGACTCGAAGTCGCGGGGCGAGCCGCCGGCAGCCACGAAGCTTTCGCGATCGGCGGCCACGAGCTCGCCGTCCATCACAGCGCGCCGGTAGTACGCGCTATTGCGCACCTCGACGGGCTCCTTCGAGTACTCTACTTCCAGGTCGTGGATGTCATGCGCGAGCGGAGCGCCCTTGGGGGCCGAGCTCACAAGCTTCGCGTCGGCGATACGCGACCCCACGGTGCGTGGGTCGTAAGTGCCATTGGTTGGCTGCTCGACCGCGACTCGAGCGGCCGGGCGCCCTTTGTGATCGATGTACAACCAGGGATTCGGCTGCACGCTCAGCGTGCGCTTCTGTACGGGCATCGTGGCTCCGGTGCGGTAGCGGTCAGGTAAGCGGCTTCAGAACGTCGATCACGTTGTCGGCTTGTGAGACCGTGAGATCGAGTGCAGCTGCTTGAGGATAGGTCGGAGGATTGGCGTTGCTCGGCGACGATGTCGACGTCGCCTCGGGCCAAAGCGCGGGGTCACGGAATGCGCGCTCAGCAATCAAGAACGAGAGGCTCAGCGCCTTGTAGTAAACAGGGTTTCCGGATTTTTCCGGGTCCAGCGAGATGTCCTGTTCGTTCGTCTCGAGTTCATCGATCGGTGCGAACAGACCAGCCTGTTTGAGCAATGGGCTTCCGCGTGTTGCTGCGCCTGCGGTGGTGTCGCCGGTGACCACCCAGGCCGGATGTCGGCCCCGCGCGAGTAATGCGTGAGCGGTGAGAGTGACTGAGCGCTGAAAGGGGAGCCGCTGCTCACGTTTCAACGGTGAATCCCACCACAGCAACCAGATCGCTGATACCTGCGTCTTGGTGACGAGATAATCCTCGGCCTCGCGTGTTGACTTGGTGCGACCAGGCCAAATGAATAGCGCTGGCAACTGGGACTGATTCAGCAGGGCGTTCTGCGGGCTGACGGTGAAGACGGTTTTGATGAGCTCTTCGCCGGGTGCGACGCTTCGCCAAGCCGCGCCAAGTTGCGCAGTGAGTGTCGCCTGCAAGTAATCCCCGATCGCGTCGAGGGCCTTGTCTGGTGCCTTGCCAGCAAACGGTGGCGCTGGCATAGGCAGAGCCAGGCCGCCGTAAGTGTCGGTCATTGCTCAACGTCTCGCCGCGCTTTGTTTCAGACCGGACCGCGTCGACCAATCAGTTCGCGAGGCGCTCAGCAACGCTCGTCACTGCCAAACTCGCGCGAGAACCGCCGGAAGCTTTTCAAGCTCACGCATCAGCGTTCGCTCGGCCTGCTGGTAACCTGGACCCATGAAGGGGTACCCGGGTGTTCCAGGATGCTGGACTTGCTGCGCGAAGACGGTGCGGCCACCAACCTGGAATCGGAGAGCGCGAGCCTTCCTGGCGCGGATAACGTGCGGCCTGGTTGGGTTCTCGACGTAGGCCGAATACGGGGCAGGCGAAAGGAGTTCCCAAACCACCTCGCGCCCCGAGTTTTTGACGAATCGGGCGACGATGCCGGAGCGGAGTCGACCCGTCCGATCTTGGTAGCGTCCAGCGCTCTTCGCGACGGCCTCACCCTCGATCGCCGCATGCTCGACCGATTGGTCCATGTGCCGCTCGATGACGTCGAGCGTTCTGCCGACCAGCGTTCGAAACTCGGTCAGGTCAACGTCACAGGTCAGCACGGCGCAACTCAGGATCGAATTGCCGGGCCATGATGCGCCACGACCGCTGCGCGACGCCGGTTGGCACGCGAAGCTCGCTCGGCTTCAGTGGCGCGAGCACCGACGGCATCTCGACCGCTGGCAGCATCACGTGGTTGTCGAGGGTCGAAAACACCCCGTAGTCACGGGCGCGCTTGTCGACCCAGAGGCGGCGGAAGTTCGACATCAACAATCCTCGTTCCACCCACGTGGCCAGCGCGTTTGCACACGAGCGCGCTGGCTCCGCTGGGGCGGCGGCCCGTCCGTGCCGAGATTGGCGCGGCCGTTCCGGATCATTTTCAAATCCTGATCAGCCTGAGCCATGATCGCGACCCAATCCCATGGCGTGCGGCCAGGGAAGTCACAGGCGAGGATTCCAAGCGCAACGTTTAGGGCGATGCGCCGGAGCTCGGTCGCGGTGTCAGCGTTCGCGGCCGTCGTCGTGACCGTTTCGTACCAGGGCCCAAGCGCACCACGAACCTTTGACGTTGCGTCCTCGCAGACACGGTCGAGTGTTGACTTGTCGGCAACACCGTCACCGTTGTGGTCTGTTAGTCGGCTGAGTGTGGCCGCGCCGATCTTTGCCTCGAGCTGCGCCCGAGTAATGAGCGGATCGGCCACCGTTCAGCTTCTTTCGCGACGCCAGCGGCGTAAGATTATGCGATGGCCCTTGCCGCGAGGAACCATGGTCCGAATCCCGCCACACCTTCGGAGTTCACACCCCAGATGAACTGGTTTTCGAAGAACACGTTGTCGTCCGTGAACGCGGTCTTGGCCGTGAATACCGGCGCCTCGCGAAGCTGCCAGATCAGGAACTTGATCGCGTTGTTGTCGTCCACCAGGTACCAGGTGGTGGGCTGATTGGCCAGCGCCGGCATGACGACCACGCGAGCTTGGCCCTGCTGGACGTTGCTCGCGCCGTTCGCCGTGCGCTCCGCACTGAGAATCGTGTTCGCGGTGTCCTCGAGCGCGGGCGGGACGATGAGAACGTTCGGCTGAATGCCGAGCGGTTCGCCGTCCTGGCTCGTGTAGGAGCCCATGGCCGCGCGCACAGTCGCGAAGTTCGACGCCGTGAGAGCGGTCGTCGTGAAGTTGTTGGACTGGTTACCAGCGGGATTCAGCGGATGGGCCGTCGAGAAGAACGGCACGCCGTCGAAGCCCAGCCGGGTCGTGCCGGCCTGCAGCGCAGCACGCAGCGTCTGATCGGGCCAGAGGCGCGCCGCGCGCCCCATGTCGTCGAATCGGCTGTTGTAGACGCCGATCAAATCATCGCGGATGTCGCGCCGATCCACACCGACCGTGAGCTCGTAGGGCTCGTTTTCGAGCAGGTATGAGCCGGTCTTGATGTTGTTGATGAGACGAGGCCCGTCCCATTTGCGCATCTTGAGCAGGTTCAGCAAGAAGCCGAACACGTTCGTGCGCGCGTTGCTCGGAACCGCCGTTGCCAGCGGCTCGAGCTTCGGGGTCGGGGTGTTCCAACCCGTCTGGTAGATCCGGCTGTAACCGGTCTGAAGATTCTTGATGTTTTGGACCGTGAGTTCCATGTCTTGGCTCTCTTTTCAGGGCTCGGCGATCACACGATGCCGTACGTGAACTCGACCCAAACGCTACCGTCCGCGTCGACGTCGTAGACCTTGCCGGCCTTGCTGCGAGTGCTGGTGCCGTTGGTTTTGGCGACCGTTTGATCGTCGACGAGGTAGCAGTCCTTGCCGACATCGGTGAGCGCGATGAGGTCAGCGGAAGCGCTGTTCGCGTATTTGAAGATCCCGCTTCTCGCGTTGATCTTGCGGGTGTTCGACGTGCCCGTGAGCACGTTCTCTTCGCAACGCCCGATTGCGACGAGCGTCGTGGCGACGAACGCCTTCTTGAGCTTGCCGTCCGCCTGATCGAGCACGACGATGCCGCCCTTGTAGAACTGGGTGGAATCCGCGCCGACTTGGGCGTGGCGCTGGGAAATGCTCGAGGCGAGCTCGAGCGTGTCACGGTCTGCAGTGAGAGCCGCCATGGTTCAGCCTCCAACCCGCGCAGCGCGCTGTTTGGCCTCGAGCTTCTTTTGCGCGAGGTAGTCGTCTTCGGAGAGGTTCAGGAGCCGAGCGACCTCTTTTTCGCTCGCCGACAGCGTCATGCTGTCAGTGGGATCCTTGGGCTCGTGTGCGCCTAGCTGGACCATCGGGGGCAGCGCCGCGCAGAACGCTTCGAGGGCTTCGCCGCTCTGGAAGTTGGCGCGTGCCCAGTCGTGCATCGCCGGAGCGAGCTTCCCTTCGCGGGAAAGCTTCTGAATCGAAGCTTCCTTCGCGGCAGCGATCTGCGAAGTCTTGAGCTCCGAGATCTGTTTGACGTGCTCGGGCTCTCGATCGGCCGCGCCCTTCCAGGACATCACGCGGGCCAAGGCCTCGTGGTCCGTGGAGGCGCCGGTCGCCGCCATGAGCGCGCTGTTCACGCGGGTGAGCTGTTGGACTTTCGTGGCCGCGTCGGCCTCGGTGGCAACGCCGAGCAGCTTCACGCCACTCAGCTCGATTACCGTTTCCTGCGGTGCACTTCGTTTCTGGATTGCCTGGAGAAGCCCGTTTTCGTCCAGCTGCTCGAGTTGCTCGACGGTAATGCCGAGTGCAGCCGCGAACGCGGGCGCGCTTGCGAACTTCATGGTTGTGGGTCCTTTCCGGGATTCCCCGGGGGTTGCAGTGGCGACCGGCGGGGAAGCCGGGATCGCGGGAGTTGGTTGGGGTGGTGCGTCTTCGGCGGGAGGCGCGACGCGCTGCATCGATTTGCGCAGGCTCATGAAGGCCTGCATGGCGCTCTTCGCCTTCGGGGCTGGTTCTGCGCCGGCCACGACGCTGGTCGCGAACTTCTCGGCGACTGCTTCGTGCGCGGTCATCCAAGTTTCTGCGGCGAGCATGTCCGCGACATCGGCGCGCTTGCGGCCGGTTCGCCGCGTGTAGACGTCAAGACCACTTGCGTTGACCTTCTCGAGAAAGTCGGCAGCGGTGCGCATCTCGGTGGCGTTTCCCACCGTCATGGTCCACGGCTCGTGGATCATCATGAGCGCGCCTTCGTGCATGGCGATCTCGTCGCCAGCCATGGCGATGATCGAAGCCGCGCTTGCCGCGAGGCCCACGACTTCAACCTCGACGCGGGCCCCATGTCGGCGAAGCAGCGATTGGATCGCGAGGCCCTCGAAGGCGTCACCGCCGGGGCTATTCAGCAGAACCTTGACGGTCTTGGCCTTCGGGTACGCAGAAAGCTTTTCCTGGACGCGCTGGCTCGTGATGCCGCCGCCCGTCCACCAGTCCTCGCCGACGATGTCGAGCATTTGCAGCTCGAGCACGTCGCCGTTGGCGGCCATGTTGGCTTCGAATCGGCGCTCGCTGGATTCGGCCCAGCCTCGCAGACGGCGCTCGAAGGCGGACGTCTCCGGCCGCGCCGGTTCCGGCGTGTCGATATCGTCGGGCATGATTTCTCGGTTACGGGACCATCAGCAGCGCCCGCGCATCCGCGTTCGCTCGTGCGGTCGCTTCGTCTTGGCCAGCTGCCACGTACTGCGCAAACAGGGTGTCCGCGCACATCTGGCGCGTCAGGTTGGGCTTGGTCAGGTCGACAGCAGCCGACGTCGGTGGCGGGAGGTGGTAGTCCTCACTCGTGTCCTGGTCAACGCTCGCCTTGTCGAAGAACAGCCGACCTGGGGCGGTGTTCGGAGCGGGCGCCGCGTCGGGAGGCGGGACGTGATTCCTGCCGCTCATCGGATCACGCCGCTGGCTTGGCCGGCGGATCTTTGACCATCTCGTAGCCGCGCTTCACGGCCAGCTCGAGCGCTTCGTCGGCTGACTTGCCCTGCTCCATGAACTTGCCACGCTGGAAAAGAACGATGGCATCTCGGGTGAAGTTCCCGGTGAGGATCCGCTCTTCTCCGGTGACGGGATCGGTCTCGACCTTGTAGTCGTACGCTGGCGCCGCTTTGGCAGGCATCTGCGGCTTGTCGTTGACGATCTTTGTGGCGGCGGTCTTGGGGTCGGTGGTCTTGGTTTCGTCGGGCATGACTCTGTTCAATCACTCCGCCGCAGCGGGTGGTGGGTCTTGGGTTGCTGCTGGATCGCCAGCGGCGTTCTCGTCGTCCGATGCTGTTTTCATCGTGACGAGCGGCAGTGGTTGCGGTTCGCGCTTCTTGAGCTTCAAACCGTATCGCTCGGCCATCTCGTCCAGGTTGTCGACTTCGTAGCCGGCTTTGCCAAGGCTAACGAGGGCATCCCCAAAGGCCTTAGCGGCATCCGCGTTCGCCTTGTCGTCTTCGGGTGGGGCGACATCCCAGTGCGGCCACGGGACTACCTCCAGCGGCACTTGCTGGTTGAACGTGATGACCGGATAAAGAACTTGCTCACGGATCGTCGTCGAGAACTTCTTTTCGTCCGCCGCAGCTTTGGCTTGCTCGACGCCTCGATGAACCTTGGTCGCGGCAAGCGAGCCCTGTGTTGCGACCTCTGTTGAGAGGTTCGAACCGAGCAGGGTCACCGTGATCCTGCGGTCAGCGCGGTCGAGCAAGTCCTTGAAGCTCTGGAAGCTGTTGTCCTTGGCCTCGAGGAGTTCTAGATCGAACTTCGCGCCGTTATCGTCGAGATTCGTCGGTAGTTGCGCGACGGTCTCGCTCTGAATGCCGCGTATGTCTTCCCAGAATTGATCCTGGTCGGCGTCGTCGGCAATGGCTGGGGCAAATGCCTTGATGATCGGGAGACCGTGACGCTCGTTGTAGCGGTTCCAGTCTCGGACTGTGAGCTGCTTGGAGATCCACGGAACGGCGAGCGGACGCACCGCGCCCTTCATCCAGCCGCGCGCGCCGTAGCTAGCCAGCACCCATGTTCCGTCGCCGGGGGTGACTTCGAGAATACCCTCTTCGGCCGTGTACAACCATCGACGCCGGAATGAATCCCAGCGCAGGAATTGCGGATGCAACGTGCGAAGCTTGGCGCTCCACACGGACCCACCGCGCTGCCAATCCAGCACGCCGATCGCCACGCCGAGCATGACGAGCCAGCGGTCGAAGTCTTCGAGTTCGGATTCGGGACAGGTCGCGTACCAACTAGCGTCGCCGTACTTGGCCGCGAGTCGTTTGGAGAGCTGTTGGTTGGGCTCCTCGACTGGGCACAGCTCAAAGTCGCTTCCGAGCAGTGCGTCAGTGCGCTTCTCGAGGACTCCCGGGATGAGATCGTCCTCACCCATCGCGTCGACGAGCTGTGAGGAGAGCGAGAAGTCTCCCTCAGCGTGCTGGCGCAGCGCGTTCCGGACCTCGGAGATGGTCCAAAGTGGTTTCAGCCCCGGGGACCACTGCGTGACAGCCCGCGTGACCACGTCCCGCGCCAGAGCGTACGTAGACCGGCTCGTAGATGCGGCGCCGCTCGGCATTCACGTCCTGCTTGGGATCTGTCGCGCAGGCCTCACAATAGGGCTTGCTGTTGTGTAGGAAGAACCAGGCGCCGACGTGCAGCACCGTGGGGCAGCGCCGAGTGCGGATCTTGCCGCGGGTGTTGATTCTGGGTTCGAGTCGCCCCGCGCACCGAGCGACCTCGCCGATCTGGTGCCAGGGCATGGTAGACTTCGAGCAATGAGGCTCTATTGCAACCACTGTAAGCGCGACATTGTTAGCTGCCGCGTGTGCAAAAAGAGCTTCTCACCGTTTTGCAAGGTTAAGTGCCCGCGCAATAAAGGCCTGGAGCACGCTTGCAGTGAGTGCGCTGGCCAATCGTGGATCCTCGGAGAACTCGCAATGGTCCACGAAGAGCCTAGTCTCTCGCCTTCGGCAGCCCCGCCCGATGCGCTCTCGCCGCCGAGTAAGCCCTGACGACCTTCGGGGGTTTCAGGAGCTCGTAAGCCGATGCCAGCGCAACCGCCTGGTCATCGTGCGGATCGTTCACGCCCGTCATGGTCGTGAGCTCGTCGACGAAGTCGTCCACCCAATCAGGGATTGGTGAGTCGTCGTCATCATCCGAGCGACCCGGCACGAACACGCGGCCCAGGTTCCACTGCTCGGCGATCCACTGCACGCGGTCGAACGGCTTGCCCTTGGCGAGCACGTCCTTGAATTGTTCGGGCCGGATGCCCTGGCGCTTCAGCGCGTCCTTGATGAACTGCGCCGAGCCCTCTTCGACCGTATTGCGATCCCAGCGCAGTGGCCCCGGCTCTTGCGAGTAGCAGGACTTGATCGCCAGCGCGAAGGACGGCGCGTCCACGTGCTTCCGGACCACGTCCGTCACGTAGTAGTGCCAGATCTCGCGCTCGCTCTCGTCGGGCAGCGTCTCGGTCTGGCCGGTGCTCACGGCGAGCAGCCGCAGGCACACGCTCCAATCGCCCACGTTCCGGGACGAGTACGCGAGGTCGACGCCGTAGGCGACGCGGTAGCCTGAGCTCGGGCGACCGCTAGGCCACGAGTAACGAGCCGGTTCCCGAAAGAGCTGCTCTCCGGCGACAATCGGCTCGCCCTGATAGAGCGAAGCAAACTTGTAGGGGTTGGCCTTCCGGATGCCGCGCAGGTATTGGAGCGACCACTTCGACGGGAGCAGCGCGGCTTCGCCGTCGTCACTATCGACGTCGTTGCTCGGCCGTATCGCCGGGATGTTCAGACCATCCCAATCGTGCCGCTTCTTGAAGCGTCCAATCGCGTCGTCGGGATGCCACCTCGTATGAACGAGGAACAGCGTCCCGTCCGGCGACAAGCGCGTGAGCAAGTCGTCGTCGATCGCGTCCGCGATCATGTCGCGACGCGCCTTGCTGCGCGCGTCTTCACGACTTGCGAACGGGTCGTCGACAATGATCAGGCGAAAGCCGCGACCCGCGAAGCCAGCATTGATCGACTTGGCGACGAGACCGCCGCCCGCCTCGAGCTCCCACTCGTCCTGGCGGTCGATCTTGCGATTGACCCTGAGCCCCGCACGCTGCGCGAGCTTCTTAACCTCGCGCGAAACCTTCTTGGCGTAGTCGTCCGTGTGAGTGACGAACAGCACCATCTCGGTCGGGTGGACCAGGAGATGCTTGACGATCGCGTGAACGAGCGTCGTCGTCTTCCAGTGCCGGGGCGGCACGGAGAACCAGCGGTAGCGCTGCCCCTCGTGTGGAGCGATCGCCGCCTCAAGCTCGCCGAGTAGCCAGGGCAGATGACTCGGCGCGTCGTTGCCCGGTGTGAGCCTAGGCACGAGCTCCACGATCGGGAGCACCGCGAGTCCACCGATCTCAGTGGACTGCGCTATCGGTCGGCTGGCTCTCCGTTCCTCCAGCTCTTCCTTGAGCCGCTCGAGCTGCCGAATCTTTCCGAGGATGCGCAGGGCTCTCATGGCCACCGCTGCCGCCGATGAAGTCGCGTTGGATCGTCAGGTCACCGAGCGTCTCGGCCACCTTCGTGCACTCCGAAAGCGTCGCGTCGGGGAGCAATTTCTGGATGCGCTTGAGCGTCTTTTCGAGCGTATCGCCGAGAAGATCCGCTTGCTTGCGGGCCGCCTCGAGCGAGAACTGTTCGACCAGCGCCGATACCTCTGGCGTCTTACCGGCCCGGTGGGCGCTGCGGTACGCTTCGATCGTCCTGGTGGCGACACCGAACTTCTTGGCGGCTGCCACGTTGCCGAAGTGCTCGGCGTGAGCGATCGCTGCGGCGCGCTTGGCGGCCGGGAGCGGGCGTCCCTGTTGTCCCTTGCGGGGGCGATCGGTCATCACGGCACGTCTCGTGCTATCCTGCCCCCGTGCTCCGATGCCCGACCCCGCTGACCTCCAGCGCTTTGCGCCCCCAGATCACGAGGATTTCTCGTGCTGGCGCCCCATTGATGGGATGCGGCTGAGGCTCGTGTCCGCCGTGGCGATCGATGACGCCCGAGTCCATCTGCCCGAGGGCGGGCGGCACGACGCGGCGGCTAACCGTCTGGCGCGTCCGTCGCCCTCACACGTATAGGCCGCGCCCAACTGCCGTTTGGTGCCGCTAGACGCCGTGCGCTGCCGTTTGCTGCCCTTTGCTGACCCTCTGGCAGCCGGACTCGAGACCCATCGCGAAACGCTCGTATACGCGGTCGTAGACATCCGGCAGGCGCTCTCGAAGCCGAGACTCGCCCACATACCAGCGCCCCCCCACAAGCTCGAGGATTCCGGCGGCGCGCAGGAGCCCCTTCGCCTTCCGCCGAGACCACTTGTTGGCTCGCCCGACTTGGGCAGGGCTGAGCAAGGCAGGGATTTCTGTCACGCGACCAACTCGAGGTTGTGGACACGGTTCTGGAGCCGGCGCAGAATCTCGCGCGCTTCCCGATCAGCCCTTCCAGCCAAGACGCGCAGCCGGTCGTCCTCGCGTTTCCGGTCCCGCGGCCCTTGCAGGCTATCGAGGCGCTCCCGCTCCTGCCTCAGGAGCTCGGTCGGTGCCATGAGGTAGCCGGCGCGGCCCTTCGACCGCTCGGCAGCCTCAGCGACCAGCAGCTTGCCCGCCGCGGTGTGCTGCCAGAGCACGAACACCTTGCCCCAGCGGTGGCCAACCCAGGCTTCCCCTTCAGGCCCGTGGTAGCTTGCCAGCGCGGCAGCGAGCTGCGGGTCCTGGGCAC